AGATGCCCAAAAAAGAGTTAAGAAACCCACGGCTAAAGGTCACTGGGCTACTCTCTACCATGCTCGTAGCATCAGACCCACCCCCCGCACTGGCATACACCGAAGCATGGTAGGGTATGTTTACCAGCTCCTTGCCACCCCTGGACCCATAAGCTACAGACGCCTCATTAACCATACCAGGCATAGAGGTATCTGTTTTTAGCATCTCCCCCTCTCCAAATTCAAGCCACTCCTTATCAACCCCAAGCTTATTAGATATAGCATAAAGCTTGGCTTCTGGAACCTTATTTCTTTGCTTCCATGTGTCAAAAGTGGGTCTTTTAATATCTAATTTTTCAAAAACTTGACTGTATTTACCTACTTTCAAAATTCCTTTTATACGTTCAAAAATCTTGACTACATCATGTATTTTTTCATTTTCTTTCATAATTCCCTCAATTTACTTGACAAATACATTCATTTGATGGTAATATGTCATTATCTATTTGTAACCATTTGTAATCAATTATAACCAAATGTAGCCAATTAGACAAAGGTTAGGACGTGCTTCTTCTAACCTTTGGCGAGAGCTGTTGACCGTGTGCGTCATAAATGACCTAGACATGTTAACCCATGGAAGGTTCTAAACAAAGGGGTAGCCACCAAATAGCTAAAACTTTCCATCAAGCATACTTCGGTGTGCTTGTAGAGAGTTTTTCACTAAGTTTGCTTAGCAAATTTACAAAAAACTTAAAAAGGAGACAACCATGGAAATAAATCATATCTTCCCAGGTCATGTTGAATCAATGATAGAGGCTCTTAAAGCCATAGGCAAAGGCTCGCTAGCTGAGCAGATAGCGGTAGGCATGCAAGACGCAGTAAAAGCTACAGCCATAGAAGGTAAAAAATCAACCATAACCATCAAGCTAGACATCTCTAAACAAAGCGATGAAATGGTAGGACTTACAGGAGAATGTATAGTAAAAATACCGAAACCAAAACCATCAAGCTCATTTTTCTTCGATGCAATGAAAGATTACCAAATAGGGAGAAGTAAACCCGACCAACAGATGCTACCCCCGATGAGATGAAAATCATAAATCAAACATTTATATCTGAACTTCTAGTTGTAGATATACAAATTGTAAATATGGCATTCAACAGAAGCGAAGGTCTTGGTCTAGCTGCTCTTAGAAACAGCATATCTGAGTTTAGACATCTTTTAGAAAAAGATGTTGGCTCATTTATAAACGGTATGAACATTGAATACCGAAGCTACTTAGTCGGTCTACTCACTGGTATATATGACGGATTTAAAGAATGTGCAATCATGGATTGCATATCACAAAAAGGAACATAAATGATAGAAAAAATTATAGAGCTTTTCCAAAAGCCTACTGAAACAGATCTAAATGGAAACATTTTACAGCACGAAAATTATCGGTCAATAAAGCCCACAGAACACAATCAAAAGTTCTTTGAGCTACCCATATCACGAAACGTGATAGAACAAACCATTGTAAACAAGTATGACTTCATAGACTTCATAAACGAGTACAAGACAGACGCAACAAAGTTATTTTATGACCAACATAGCATAAAAGCAATTTTCAACTACTCCACCGCAGAAGTGGCAAATCATGGAGACTCATTCGTAGCTATGTTTTTGGAACAGACAAGAGATTTTGCAGAATTTCACAACCACACAGAAAACAACCTCTCACAAAAACAATTCATACGCATACTAAAACGCATGGAACCATATATCATCGCCTTTGATGACAAGCCAGTAGACGACATGGACATCATCGAGATAGCAGAAAACTTGCAGGCCACCAAAAATATTAACTCCATCATGAGAAACACGGCACAAGCCTTTGTTTTAGACACAGAGGTAAAAGCAGGCAATTCAGAGCTAACCATCCCACGCTTCATCACGTTTAAGATGCCGATATTAAAAAATGACCTAATGCTTGAGAGTGAGTTTAAAGTAGAATTATTTTTACAAGGCGGAGACAGTGGATTTGAAGCCAACCTAGTCTGCTACAAGCTAGAACAAACTATAGACGAAGCAGTCAGAGAGATTACATCACAGGTTTCTAAAGGATGCGACGGCGTTTCTAGCTATATGATATAAAACATCTCTCCGACACTCATGTCGGAGACAGCCAAAAACTCACCCCCTCACACCAAAGTACAAAAGTTTCATCAACAAGTCACCTATACCACTCTTTTGTGCTTTGGTGTGACGGTATAAAATATAAAAAGGACAACCATGGAGAAGCACACTATTTTCAGTTTACTAGAAGAGAAAACCGATAGTGAGAGAAAGAAAATCATAAAAAACTTAAAGATTATCTCTTCATCTTTAACCGACGAAGATTTCAAAACTATGCATCTGGCTATGTTGGTTCATAAGCCAAAACTTTTAAAAGATGCTGAAACTAGAAATAAATATGTAGCTCTAGTGTTGCAACAAAATACATAAAAAAAATGTCTAACAAGACAAATAACTTTTAACACTATATACAAAAGGATGCTGCCCATGACACCCCCACCGAGCAAACAAAAACAAGACATACAAAAAGGAAAAGACAGACTCATAAAAAACCTACACATCATAGATTCGCTCTATGAAGTAGACAAACTAGAAGAGTGGAAAGCAAACATCCACATGTCCGCCGCACCCGACAAAGTAAAACACTTCTTACTGGAAGCCTGCGACCTACAACTAGCCAAAATGGCAAACCGTGAAGCCCTCATGGTAGTACACGGAGATATAGACGATTTTAACTAAAGGAGACACCATGCGTTTAGCCACACTTTTTAGCGGCATAGGAGCACCCGAACAAGGTGCAAACCGTGTTTATGACGATGTGCAGACTATTTTCGCTTGCGAATGGGATAAATTTGCCAGAGAAAGCTACATCGCAAACCATGCCATAGACTCAAAACATTTTCATGAAGATGTAAATGACCTAGATGCAACACAATACAAGGGCAAAGTAGATGTACTTGTAGGAGGTAGTCCATGTCAGGCTTTTAGTATCGCAGGAATGCGTGAGGGCACAGAAGATGAACGAGGACAGCTTATATACCAATATATTAGAGTAATAAACGAGTGCAAACCTCCTATCATCATCTATGAAAATGTAAAAGGGATGCTAAGCATAGACCATGGACACACTATCAAAGAGTTTATACAAGCTTTGAGAGACATAGGCTATCACTGCCACCACGATGTATTGAACACAAAACACTACGGAGTACCACAAAACAGAGAAAGACTTTATCTCGTAGGCTTTTTAGATGCAGATATGTATCATCATTTTAATTTTGCACCACGTATTGATTTAAAAAAACGACTAAAGGATGTCTTAGAAGATGAAGTCTCAGAAAAATACTACCTAAGTCACAAACTACTTAAAGGCTTTGCCTCTCATAGTTCCAAACATTTAGAGCGTGGCAATGGCTTTAAATTTACCCCTGCAAATGGGGGTGGGTACCGCAGTGTGTCTAAGCACAAAAGTAGGGAACAGACCAACGGACAACTTCTTATTAAGGGCTATCCCTAGCCCATCTCCACTACTCAATGTAAACCCAAGTGGCAACGGCATGAACGGCGTTGTCTTTGATGAAAAATATGTAAGCCCTACCCTCACTACAAACAAAGGTGAGGGTATCAAGATAGCAGGACGGTTACAGATGAAGGGTGCAGACCAACTCAAACGCGTCTACAAAACGGGGGGGTATCCCCCGCTCTTACCACAATGCAAGGTGGCCATCAAGAACCGAAGATACTCACAGGGATTTGCCCTGACGCATGTATAGCCGCAAGCCGTGGCAGAAATGTAGATAATCCAAGCTCACGTACCGTGGGAGAGGAAGTGTCTCAACGTTTAGAAGTAAATGAGAGTGGCACTTTAAACACACTTACCACGGTGCAAAAAGACAACTATGTCATGGTCCCATCTGCAACAAAATGTGGCTACGAAAAAGCCGTAGACAAGGACAGCATAAATCTATCTATGCCTAACTCTAAAACACGCATAGGCAGAGTAGGCAAACAAGTAGCCCAAACGCTAGATACAGCATGTAACCAAGGCACACTTTTTCTAAATGGTGCTTGGTGGGGGGTACGCAAGCTCACACCTAGAGAGTGTTTACGGTTGCAAGACTTCCCAGACGACTTTTTACAAGTAGTATCAGACTCTCAGATGTACAAGCAAGCAGGGAACAGCATGAGCGTAAACATCTTAGAGATGATATTTAAACAGATCGAGAAAGCGAAACAAAAAGAAAAACGACATGACACACTATTTTAAAGGACAAAAATGACACTAGACACACAAGAAACGACCGAAAGGTACAACATATCAGTAGCCACGCTACACAACTACAGAACAGTCATACGCAAAGCAAATGGCATAGACCTCACCACAGAACGCCCACTCTATGAGTCAAACATTCTTGACCAGTTAGCACTAGACGGCAAGCTAGGCTCAAAACCACTCAAGGCTATTACTAATAAAAAACTAGGAGAAAAAGTATGAAAAGTAAAGAAATAAAAGTATCCGCAATAATAAAGAATAGAGCCCTTGATAGCAATAAGCTGTCATATATGTCTGCAAACGGGAATGACATTCCACACTATAAACGTATGGATCTTTCAGTAGTGGTAAAAAAAGTATCTCAACATGTGAGCATGACAATTATTTTAGACGCTGTTGTGCTTTCATTTTTTAAAGAAATTGGTATAGATATACACTATCGAAGTCATAATGATATTAGAGCTTCTTATAAAAATATAACAGATATAGGGTTACGCAGTGCGATTTGGACTTTTTACTTTAGAGAAGTCATTGACAGTCAAGAGATACTATGGAAAAATGGGAACAGATTAGACCTCAGAATAAGCAATTTGTTTGCATCAAGAAATATAAAAACTAAATCTCTAATGAAGGACGATATGTGCAAAAGTCTTCCTGAGAAGTCAGCATCTGTATATGAGGAGGTATTAGAAGATGTATATCTGTCAAATCAAGAAAATAAAAACAGTGGTATATCTGTAGATTTAAGACCTAAACTCGATGAAATTTATGACTTACTTATGAAGAATGAAGAAAGAATAGACATGATTGAAGACCACATGACGAGAAAATCAAAATGAACTACAGTAAAAACAAAACCCTCATAACCCACGCCATCCAACTAGGATGCAAGACTGCAGCAGACTTTGCTAGACTACTCAAGGCTAGAAAAGCCACACAAAGCACTACATCATGACAAATCACATGAAAAACCCACCACAATTACCTGGTGTCACCTTTAAACTAAAGCATGGGCATTATCACCTGAACAAGAGCTACGGACAGATTGATTTACGAAGTGTCTCAAACGCAGAAATTTCAGCCAAAATACACCTCTGTGCAAAAGACGAAGTACGAGTCTGGAACTACCTAGCCTCAGCAGAACGCTGCACAACACAAGAAGCAAGGAGAGCTTATGAAGATGTTTTACAAAAGAGTTAAAAAAATATTCCGAAGAAAAACACCAGGGCTGCTCATTACCAACATCTACACGCTTAGAGGCATTTGGATATGAAGTGTCAAGAACACATGTCCAAAAACACACCGATCATACTAAACCAACGCTACTGCAATCACTCTGCCAAACGTGTGGAAATATTATTGGAGGTACAAGACCAACAGGCTATTACCAGTCATCAAAAAGTATCTCTTGACTATTTCAAAGACATTTACACATTAGTAAAGCCATTAGAAAAGAAAGGCACAGTATAGTGCAATCAAAAAAACACACCCACTACGAAGTCATAACCAACCAAATACTAGGCATCGCCATCGGCTGGTGCTTAGTATATTTTGCGTTCCCACTCATGGGAATTAACCCAACACCTACCCAAGCGACCATCTCGTCTATTGTATTCTTTGTAGCGTCTTATGTGAGGATGTATGTTGTGCGTAGGGTTTTTAATAGGAGACAGAATCATGAGCACCCCTAACCCAACAGAAGTCAATAAAGCTATTTTAGAAATACTGAACCTAGAATGTCAAGGCATTCTTTCCTTAAATATCAAGCTGAGAGTAGCAGAGTACCCCACAGTTTTTATCAAGTCTAGGATACGGGGGGAAGTAAAACACACGACTGCAAAACTAAAGCTGGAGGAGATTAAAAAATGACAAGAGATGAAGCAAAACATATAGTGATGATGGAAATCCTAAGTCACGCAATGGCTACAAATATCAATAGAGAGTGGATAGATGTTATCCTTGATGAAAAAGAAAGAAGATTGTGCCACAACTGTATCTATTACGTAAGAGACTGCAATGTATGTATCTGTGTCGATAGCCCCCTTTGTGTCGATAGCCCCCTTTGTACCGATTTTGTAGAAGATAAATATGGCTGTATATTATTTGAAGAGGAAATATATAATGACTAGACAACAGTTATTACTAAAGCAGCTATCATCAAAGAGTGGGTAGAAGCTAGTGCTCTCGTAGGAATGCTTAGAACAGAAGGTGAATTACCCCCCAACAGAAGACCCTTTGTCTCTACAACTAAGAAAAACAGCCTAAAAAGTAAAAAAAAGAAGTTCAAAAGAGTAATGATACTAGACAATAAAGACAGTGTAAACATATCTGATTATTTGTCGGGGCTTCCACTTACTAAAAAATATAAAATAACCATAGAGGAGATGTAACTATGAGTGAAAAACCCGAAAACAAAGAACTGGAAGCTATTAGATTAGCCAACAAATATGGCCGCTCTTTAAGCCCAAAGCAACTACAGGAAGAGCTAGGCATATCTTCTGATACATATTTCAGAAGATTAAAACAAGTAGAAGGCATACCACATTACAAAGAATTTGGCGGTAAAAAAGTGTTCCCCATTTCAGCAGTAGCCGACTTTTTGACAACAGGGCTAGTAAAAACGTATTAGCCTCTTATCCCCTCAACATTATCACGCCCACTATCTGGACTCAACTTCGCATACCGCATTGTCTGCTTTATATCTTTATGATTCAATAGCTTTTGTATTGTAAAAATTGGAGTGCCATTAATAGCTAGAAGACTAGCAAAAGTATGCCTAAGAGTGTGTATCACAACCCTATTGCGTCTATCATGTATCGCTAGCCCTTCATTAAACATCCCGTCTAAAACATTTTTTAACTGCCTTTGCATACGTCTATTATTTGACACAAATAGCCTATCATTCTTCGCCAACCCCACTACTGCCTCTTTAAGAAGTTTTAATACTACACTATTTAAAAATGCAGTATAGTACCCTCCCCCTTTTTCATCTTCTATCATTACTGTTTTGTTTTGTAAATTCACATCTTTTTTAACTATGTTCATGACCGCGGTCATGCGTCCACCTGTACTCATACTTAGTTCAACGAATAGTAGGAGGTCTACATCATGGTCTATCGTAGCCACAAGCTCATCTACCTCACTAGGCTCTAAGTATCTATCTCTTCCATTGTCTTCTTTGAGTGACCGAATGTTCATGGCCACATTTCTATTCACGTACCCTCTCGACACTGCAAATCTCAACATCGAAGATATTTGAGTAATATAATAGTTTACTGTAGAAGAAGCCATAGTTACAATAGCATCTCTTTTCGTACTAGTCTTTATTAGCTTTGACTGTAGTTTAAAAATATCATTTTCGGTAATTTTACAGACAAGTTTGTTTTTAAAAAATGGCTTAATTGCATAAGCGTATCTACTCATCATCTCTTTATGTGTTTTGTTTATTGTCTTGGTAGCATGATATTCTTCTGCAAGTTCATCTATTGTAATATTGACTTTGTTTGATATGTCATATCGTGTATTGTTTATCTGCTCACTTCTAAGCCTAAAACAAAACGCCTCCCGCACCCCTTCCGAATGTCTACCTATTTTTTTCTTATACTGCTTCCCATCAACATAATATTTGATATAGTATGTCTTATCGCCATTTAATAAAGGGCTATGAAAAACCCCTTGAAATTTATTAGATTGGTACAGCATTGGTACAGTCCTATAGTAGTATTTGCATAGTTCTTACTATAAATTCAAGAATTATGCAAACAAATTGTACCCCTTAAACCCTTTATTTGCAGTACTTTGCATAGTCTTTAATAGTTCAAGCTATACTTATAGTCCTAAATCCGACCTGCGGTACCATTATCCCCTTCTACCCCCATATATACGTCAAATAATACACCACACTAATTATTTTAGTACAATATTAGTACAGCCTACTCCACATACTTAACCACGACCATAGTTTTGAACGTCTCAGAAGCCACTTTGTACTGTTCTTCACCTTGAGTAATAGTATAGTAATTTATCAAGGTTCTACCCTCTGTGGTGTCTATCTCTAGCCACGCATGTACTTGTTTTTCCCATATACCAATAGTATAATATAAGTCTTTCGGGTCTGCTCCTATGCTCAATAAGTAATTCATAAAAGTAAACGCCCAGTCTTCACAATCGCCAGTAAAATTATTACCTTCTTGCAAGATCGTATAGTAGTCTCTGACTTGATAATTGTCCATATCCGAAACCCATCTAAAAGAGTGAGTATCCCTAAATATGCGTATTTTTGCCCTTACCTCACTAGAGGATAGTTTTCTAAAATTTCTTTCTTTGAGTCCATCAGTAAGAATATTTCTGTCCCTCTGCATCATCTCCTCGAACCGCTTCACAAAGTTAAACGTGTTCCAATGATACTGTTCAGTAATTTGTAAATGCCTAACTCTTAACTTTGTACTGTTTGTATCTTCAATAGTGGTGGTGTTCGTCTCTTTAACAATAGTGTTATTGTCATCCGCCGCAGAGGAGACATTCAAATCTTCTGTTTCTACCTCCTCCTCAACAGTAACTATATTTGGTTCATCAATAGTGTTGTTATCTTCCTGCAGTACCACATCATTAGTGGTAACCGTTGTCACATTTAAATCATTTTCCATAGTATCTACAACAACCGTAGGAGTGTTATGCTCTATAAACACAACACTATCATCTGCTGTAGGATTATCAATTGTTGTGCTATTTTGTTCTACCACAGAATCTTGAGTGTGTATAACCTCTTCCACTTTGGTAATATTATGCTCAAGTGTCTCTACTTGAGCCGTTTGGTTGTGCTCCTGAGCGACATCAGCTAAGTCACTACCTTGGTCTTCTGCCACTTCATACTGCTCTTGATTCTGTAAAAATAATTCAAGACCATTGTCTTCTCCTGTCACTTCATCTGTACTGCTTGTAGCTATAGGAGTTCCATTACCACACCCAACTATAAATAATATTATTGCAACCATATATATTTTTCTCATATCTTAATCCTTTTTATTAAACCACGACTTGCACCTATAGCAATAGTGAGGCGTATTATATTTTTGTCTACCTAGCATAGCCCCACAAAACCCTAGATTATGACCTACCCTAAAGGACCCCTTGCACCCTGTCTCTTTCATGTGTATCTTCATAAAATCTCTCTTAAGAATATAGTCAACATACATCAATATTAAAATAGACACTACGAGTACTCCCATGGGGAAATAGTAAACTGGTTGCATTATTTTATCTCCTTGGCTAATAGAACTTCTTAATTTTTAATAAATTAAACTCTTTTAAGCTGTTATGTTGGCAGTATAGCACAAATTAACTTTAAATATAACAAAATATATAGAAATTTTCTATATTCTTTATTAAATACATTCATAAAGAAGTAAAATTTCTATACAATATAGCATATTTAAGAATAAAGGATTTAAACTGTATAAAAAAAAAGTAATAGGAAAAACTATAGAGGGCAAATCTATTATTGAAATGGGTTGGAAAAACTACGCCATCATTGAGGGGAGTGGAGAGACTGTAGACAATCTGCATTCTTTAGAGAGCATAAAAAATGAAAAAGAAAACAGTAGCCACATCAAGCGTACAGATATTGCTAAGTTATTGGATATAAACAAAGACACTCTTTATAAACTTGATGCAAAGATAAAGAAAGATAATTGCCAAAAAAGCTTAAAGAAATTAGACGATTATATAGATTTATATTTGTTAAGAAAGTATTTGAAATTCTAGAAGTCATTTATGTATATCTCTAACTAAGCAACCCATCAGCAACAATGGGTTTTAAATGTCTTGTTCTTAAAGGAGTAAGAATATGTATTTAAAAAATTGGTTTATGCGTAAGGGCTTCCACCTCACTACATCATGGGTTTACATAGTTGCTTAAAACCACAGACCTATTTTTTGTTTTAGTTTCTTCAATCAAGTTCATTAATAAATTCAGAGACAGCAGACAATAGGTTATCTCTCTCCTCTCCTCCCTCGATAAATAGATACTGATGAGATGCAAAGAAGGGCTCTATTAAGATACTAACCGACCTCCCTCTACATAAAAAACCACCACCCCGTTGTCTTTTATTTCTCTTTTTTATTTTTCTGTCTCTATTGTCTAGGTACTGGTCTAGTTTTTTGTCAAGTTTTAGGGCTAACTTTCTACCTTTTTGTGAGCAATATAGTACCTCATGACCGTTCACTCCTTGTCGTGAAGATGCGTTAAAATGGAAAGATATACTAATCTTAGCACCCCACGCGTCTATACTCTGATGTAACTCACGCATACGCCCAGAATACCCTCTACCTTTGTCTTTTCTTTCAAATATTTTTATCGAGTGATTATCCGACAGATACGGGGGAAGTTCTGAGAGAAATTCTTTGTAAAAGGCATATTCGCTAAGTCCCTCACTACCATACGCTCCTTGGCTACTCTTTCTATGTCCTATGACCAATGCTATTTTCATGACATATCCTCTATGTTTTTCATTAGTATTCTTACTGACCACCGTAGCATGATGCCCCTCTAATTCATGGACATCAAGACCTTTGTCTAACATCCACTCTATTTCGGTAATGACCCCTGCATCAACTGTTGCCCTTAGGTTCGAGTTAGTCTCGTGTTCTATAAGCTTAAAATGTGAATGGTTCATATATATCCTTTATAATAAAAAAAAGTCCAGACCACCGCCGCAGCAATAGCCACCTCTACGCACATAAAAGCGATTTTAAATATATTCATTTCATTTTGCCTTTCATGTATTCCATCGCAGCATTTGTTACACCTATTAAAAATGCCAAACTCCTCTTTTGGTTTATCCCCATCAAAAAAGCGATAAATATCCAAACATAAGTACCCATATCTTTAACATAAATATTGAATGATTCTATGCCTAAATAGAAGATGAGTCCTACTAAGCTCATAGATACCATAACGGAAACCAACATATTTAAAAATGATAATATCGGGGTTTTTTTAAAATCCTCCAGTACAAATTCTTTAATAACATGACCTATGCCACCCAACACACCTACAGTCCCAGCCATGACTAAGTTTACATCTGTGCCAATAAGTGCTATAAGTGTTGTTATAGCACCTGCCTTTGCTCCAGAAACTACCACGCTCTCAGTTATCATCTTCACCCTTTATCACTTCTAATTGTTTTTTATAAAATATATGTCTATCTCTATGACAAATCATTGACTTTCTTAATTTCAGATGGTTGTCTTTACTTAGTGACCCATTAGCATTAGGAACTATCCTGAAGATCTTACAATCGTCCAAATAGAAAGTCTTAATTTTCATAGGTTCTATATATACAGTTCGTGTACAGGCATTAAGCATCATAAGGCTTAGAAACATCAGTAAATACTTCATTGTTTAACTCCTCCTTGGCTTGCTTGTATGCTTCTTCATTTAGTTTATTTTTTACATTTGCCTGATGCTTATATTTAGAGGACACAAGAGCGTCTTCTACTCTTCTTGTGTCCTTTTTAGACTTTTTAAGCCTCCTAGATTGCACGTTTATTCGCCCTAAAAGCACGGCAATGACAATACTCAGCCACCCCCACAACTTCATCTTTTTTATAAACTTAAGCATAGAATTTCCCTATCCCTATTTTCTCAGGATGCAATGCTCCTATCCTCTCTGGCACAGGAGGAGGAGGAGTGGTCAATATCGTATTGTTAGCTATCGTCTGTGTGCTGTCAGATGTTCCTATATTTTGATTGGCCCCGTTTAGTGCGTATATGGTGTTGTCTCTAAATATCCCTCTGTTTTTTATTTCTGAGAGATTACCTCTTTTTGCTACATAAGTACCGTAATCGTAGTCGTGCTTTCCTTTGTACACAAAATCACCTAAACCATACAGAGCAACCGGTTTGTTTTTATCAGAAATGAAAGTATTCCCATTAATGCTCCCAAACTCTCCTTCGGTGGAAAGTAACTTAGCCTCAATGTAATTGTCCATCATCGCTATTGTCGTAGAAAGTATCGCCAAATAAGAAGTAGGGGCAGTCACTTTGTTTCTAAAAAACAGATTAAAGTTACCTGTGATATTGTCGTCTATCCTAGCAGGAGAATGCCATCCATAACCCTCGAAAGAAGCTATTATTACACTTTTGCTACATTCTATGTCGTTATTAAAGAAACTCGCACCGTTAGTCTGGTTGAACTCCACAGCCCATGATTTTGTTGATGATGCGTGTGCGTTGTCTGTTATAAATTTATTATTAAAAATGAAAGTCCCACGCTGCTGTTGCGATAGAGATACACCACACCAGCCACAGTTTATAAACTCACTATTGAAGATGTAAATGTCATTCATTCCAGCACCAACATTGAGTGGGTCTATCCCCCCATATCCATACCCCACTTCGAGTCCTGCACCAGATGCGAACTTATGGTATTTATTGTTGTACAAATATATATTATAAACACCATTAGCACTAGGCACTCTGTTTGAGCCAGTGATGTTCATACCATCTGTTTTTATGGCACTATTATTATTTGTAAACTCACAGTTTCTAACATGCATATTTTGAATATCTTGACCATCCATAGTCAAATACCCGCTTGACCATGTGCTACTATTACCTCTATTAGACCTCACAAACCTAAGCCCTTCCACAAGTATATTACTTCTATTTGAATAGTTTGAATCTATATGTATCACACCACGCCAGTCACTGCTGATGTTTTCAATACGTGCGTTCCCACTACCCGTAATAGTCCTTACATGAGCAGGTATAACAATAGTCTGTAATTTGTAATCTCCATCAGGGAAATACCAGTCTTTAACCGTAGTATCTGTTGCCAATGCTCTCAAAGCACCTGTGACATCCGTGTTGTTTCCGTGCACCCCTCTTGTGGTTACATCTGTAGTGCTAGTAGGGGAACTCATATATACGAACCCTGGAGGGAGCGGTAAAGACTGTCTTTTAGTTATAAAATTTCTTGTTGCTCCTCCACTTGATGAATTTACACTTATACTAAAAGGCAAACCCAACACGATACTATCATGTCCAGTAACTTTTGCATTACGGGCTACCACACGATTTGTGCTCCATACATTCTTGTCTAAAGACCTATCAGACCTGACCAACGCTAAAAATCTACTGTCTGGTATTTGTGCAGAGTCTACAAAAAGATATCCCTGCCCTCCTACTGGGTCACCAGAGGACGAGTCTCCTTGACTCAATATCTCTATTGCTTCTGTTTCTGAAATTCCATAGCCACTCTTATATAAAGTACTCATTCTTTTTCCTTAGTTAGTAAAATTTGGTAGAGTGACATTCGCCCCTACATCTGTATTGAAGTTAGCATGTGTAGTGACATTCGATACATCCCATGCACTGAGGTCCTGATTTTCCAACCCGATCAACCCATAAAGCATAAAGTCCATATCCACAACACTGTTTGTATCCCAACCAGTAATATCTATATTGAATGTTCGAAATGTATATATTTGCTCGGGTGTAAAGTTGTATTGTGCATATGTATCTGTGTACATAGCTAAGAGCCTGTTCATATTTGTGATGCTACCAGTGTTCGCATTCTCTATAAGTGACGCATTCTCTACTGTTGGATCTATAGCCCAATCTGCAATCCTCTGTACAAGTTGACTCTTAGTTAACGCAGTAGATTGTGCTGTGAGAGACTCTGTGTATACCCCTATCTCTTTCACATCTATTGTGTCCGCAACATTATTCAGTTTAAACCCTATAAAAGCCAGATTTGTATACCCCGACATAACCTCTGCTTCTACTATAAAGTCTTTCCACACATTATCAGCATCAAAGGCAATAGCATCAAACGTTAATCCTAGACCTAAAGGGGCAAACAAGTAACTGCTAGAGTCAGAAGCCCTAGCTTTCATAGTGATAAGCACTTTATCTCCTATCTGAAAATCTCTTGTCAAACTTCCGTTTTCGCCTGCGTTTGATACTCTCATATATGTATATGTGTTGCTCGTATCTGCAACGATATGTGTTTCATTGTTTGCGAAAGTTACCGTGTTGTTGGCAAATACATTTTGAAATGCCAACACATTTTCAAGTACTCTGACTGTTCTACCCTTTGTAACTGCTTGATTTCCTTGTGCATCAGAGACATTGTAGTGGACTGCATATGTTCCTGCTGTCGCTGTATCTACTGAATTTGTTGTAGTTATACTAGATGTCAAGTCTCCACTCTCCAAATCGTTTGCAGTAGCCCCTGCGTCTACATATACTGCTCCTACAGTAGTGAGCACTTCTTGTGTTCCATTTAGCAATATTACTGGTGCAGTGTCAGAGATGATCGCCATAATATACGGTGGTGGCGTTTTCCCAATAACCCACATCTGCCCCGTGGGAGTATAAGGAAAGTCAGTACGCGTAACAGCAGGGTTGGCAGAAGACTGAATGAGCAAATCACACACATTCCCTGCTTTTTGCGTATGCTGCACCGATAACATCTCTTCTCCTATCTTGTAGATAACTGTTCTCTCCCAAAAACCATCCTTTTCTATAAGATACGTTCTAATCTCCTTTGAGCCTTTCCCATCCGTATTACTTAAGTCTAGTGTCCCATCTTTAGGGTAATCCACGGCGTTCTCCGTCCATGTAGTTCCAGCAGGTTCGGTACCGTCACCTACATAAACAACTTCTCCCATAAAAGGAGAGGTGACCAATATTGTTAATGCCATAACATGGTTTGCACTATCCATAATATAGTCTTTTTGGTTACTCCTCCACGTATCTTCTGTAAGATCATACCGTGGGTAATCCCATACTCTTACCACTCTAGTTAAAGTAGCAGTATTCCCTGAAGCATCACTGACCTCGTAGTCTATTCTATATTCCCCAGGGATATTACTGTTTACAGAGTTTGAAACAGTAATCAGATTTGTCAAGTTTCCATTGTCCGTATCAGTTGCTGTCGCTCCTGCATCTACATATTCAACCCCCTTAACCATATCTATTCTCTGTAACCCCTGCATTGTGATAACTGGGGCTTCCGTGTCAACATATTCATAAAAAGGATTGTGAGCATCTTCTAGTGCAGAAGACTTACTAAAATCAATAGAGCTTATTGAATTAGAAACATCCCAACCACTAATGTCTTGATTAAACCCATTAGCATTCAAGAACATGACGGTAAAAGATTTACCTGATGAAACATCCCAGCCACTAATGTCTTGATTAAATAGGTCAGTATATCTGAACATGCCTTCAAAATTTACTCCTGATGAAACATCCCAGCCACTAATGTCTTCATTGAAGTTTCTAATCCTCTGCCAAACTGTTTCTGGGTATATGTGATAATTGAAAAAATTATTAAAATCACCTATCTTACCAACATTCGCATGGACAATTTTTTGAGTGTTCAATTCACTAGGGTCATTCGCCCAATCTTCAATTATCTGCATTAGAGTTTCTCTAGTCTGCTCTATAGTTGTATAATCTATCTTCGTCACAGTATTGCTAACTGTTGTTGTGTTCCCATCGCTATCTGTAACAGTTAGCACTACATTGTTTGTGCCTATATCAGTATCTACAGTAGCAGGTGTTGCCACTATATCATCTGTCAGATTACCATCTTGTACGTCATCTGCTGTTGCACCTTGTTTCGAATTTATTGTGTCTGTGCTCAATACGTATATACTTGCCATAATTATTCCTATTATTATTATTATTACTATCATCATTACATGAATTTTCGATTAAAGCTATAAGAAAATCTACTTACAGCAACATTTGTATTCCGTATCGGTGCTTGATATACCTTATTGTAAGCACCGGTTACAGCAGAGACAGTATTGCCATCATAAGGCAGACACTCATAAATCTCTGGTTCACTCCACTCTGCTACCAACATCCTCCCCACCTCTTCTGCTATCTGTATCGTGTCGTTTGTTTTTCCTATAATCTCTAGTCCGTCAGGCATGTCTTTTATATATTTATTCCCAAAAATAGTGTCAAAATAAGGAGATGTACCCGTCATCCCAAAATGCATTGTGTGTGCCTGTAGAAAACCAACCCCCACAACCTTCTCAAATATCTCTACATCTCCAAATTTACGTATTTCATCTATATCAAAACTCTCATTAGCATTCCAGGTAATGCGTGTTTTTTGGTGGATAACAAGGCCTTTTGCCAATACCATCCCCGTATCAGTATTTAGCATAGTCTTGCCCTTACCGTCTGTCGCAAAAGGTTCTGCTAGACTTGTTTGTCCACCATGGTAGGAACCACCCCACAGATTATTTGTTCTACTTTTAAACGCATAATCATGTGCTCCTCGATTACTGGTATACCCATAATTAGACGTAAATACATAACAGTCATCGACATCCAGACTATCTTTAGCATCTGATAGTTGACAATAATTTGCTCCCAATAAATAGAAGATACCTGAGACATTCTCAATTGTGATAGTCTTAATTCCATTTCCACACGGTACATCTATGACTTTTATATACAGTCCACCTGTTGGGGAAGATAAGTCAAACACCCCAGCGGTTACCCCATTTACTTTTACTTCTTGGGAAGAGTTAGACGTAGTTGTTGCTAAAAATGCTATTTTACAAATGCCAGTTTCGTCTATTTTTATATCGGTAAAAGTAGCAATAGACCCAGCCACAGTTGTTCTTTTATACGAAAATGACAACATGTCAATCCCATCAAACATGCCAGTACTCTTATAATCTGTCCAAGTGCCACTTACCTCAGGTTTCTTAAAAACTGCTGCCCTTGATACCTTCCTTATGATTCCAGTTCTCCACATATCCCAACTGCCATTCATGGAACTACTAGGAAGTGACGGGTCTGCTACATTCCCTGTGACAACTTCACATATGTATGATGGGGAGATTACATACCAAGCCTTTTTTCCAAGCACTACCGCTTCTTTCAGTATTTTTGTCTGCAATGACGGGGCAATTCGTGGCTGTGTGGATGGTTTAATATCGCGAATCACACCACCCAGCAACTCTGCTCCTACCCATTTATTGGGAGTTTTACTTTCAATGTCTGACTTGACCGCCTTTTCTTGAACTATAGCTGATTTCGCTATTGCTTCTATAGTAGGTTTATCTTCACCATTCAAGACATCTGTTAAATTTGTTGGCATTTTTTTAATCCTTTTTTATAGTTGTATTGTTGTCATCAACAATGGTAGTTGAGTCATCAGTGACCAAAGACTTCGATATCGCAGGAACAACATATATCTCTATTGCTTCAACCGCTATTGTTGGCTCTTGTATCACTGCAGGAACTACATATAAAATTCTATCTGTATGCCCTATGACTGGGTTTTGTGACTGAATAATATTAATAGTTCGATACACAGTAAGTGTATTTCCTATTTCGTCTGTTACACTATATTTTATTTTATACTCCCCCACATCAAGCATATTAAGATTGGCTTCTGTTTGTATGCTTGCTGTTAAGTCTTCACCCGTTCCACTAAGAGCTGTAGCTCCAAGCTCTACATACTGCAAATGTTGCTCTAGTGTTATATAGCTATCACCAATCAGTGTGATGGTGGGATTAGTAAGATGGAATGTTTTACTTATAGTAATCAGGCTAAGTCGTCCTCTACACCTCACATGGTAAGCCTCTCCTTGTTGTGAAACTTCAGATAATATAGACAACTTCAATGTGGTTTTCCACTGACTTGAATCTGTTTCATAGTCTATTTGGCCATTCATGATTTTTACTAAAAATAATGACTTTACTCCCAAATGAGGGATGTTTATCATGAATGGTTTTTGCCAATTATTTAGCCATTCCTCAAAAAATAGGTTAATCTTGTTTAAGGAAGCTGGGTTTTTTATACTCATAGAAACTAAGCATTTCTCATTCCCAATTGCAAGATTTACCCCGTTGACGCATTTTTCTATCTTCCTTGTCGAGGTTTTAAACCCAGCAGAGGTCAAAAAGATGCCAGAACATCCGATTGAAAACATAGGGGCAGAGTCAGGACAAATCATAATACTTCCCTAAATTCAACTGCATGAGAAGAGTCGCCTTCAAATAGTCCATCTTCATAATAGAGTTTTCTTATACCCGTAACCAACTCTGCTCTACACACGTCTGATAACAACCCTTTTGTGTTTCCTGTATAATAATGAAAAGGATCTATAGTCATATATTTATTTACGTTGTTCATGAAAAAGAGTGTCATTTTACTGGTTTCTTCTATACCAGATACAGGAAACACACAGTTTATCTTCCTTATAATTGGTCTAGTCCTTGGCTCTCTCCTGCCAAATTCATCAATTTCTATACTGCCTAAGTCTATAGGTTGCATCTTGTAGTCTTTTTCTAGCATATTAAATGCTTCAGGTGGGTTGTTTGCGGTTATCCCCACAAGAGAAGACTTCCCATCTAGTCGTATCTCTAAAACTTTATCAAGTGTCGTTATGTTATCAGGTATTTCAATTATCTCTGTAATAGGCTCATTAATTATATGAGATTCAGGGACATATTGGGTAGTGTAGTGATTAGTACTTGCACCCGCTCTATCTTTTATCCAAACATTTACTCTTTCTGTTTGTAATCTACTTAAGGTAAAAAAACGAACATCTTTTTTAATTGCAAAACTAACATGAATCCCATCCCCACTTACCATGGTGTTGGACTCTTTATCAATTAGCATAAGTGGTAAAATAGGTCTTAGAACTTCAAACTCTGATCTTCTCCCAAATTCTCTACTCTTGCGATACACGATATTGTCTTGTATATAGTTTTTTCCTGCTGGACACTCTTTAGGTGAGGGGTATACGTCAAGAGCATATATCTCTGGGTCTTCTGCAATCCCATTTCGTATAATTGTCTTACGAATACGATAACCCTTGTATGCTCCATGGTCAGTGATGCTCTCAACAAATGTTTGTATATCATGGTCTCCACAAGTGTATTGATACCCGACAGTTGTTGGGTTGGCACTTAGCCTAAGTAGAGAAAAAGCGTCATACACCACCCCTATTGAACTTGCACTACAACTATCACGTACAAAATTTGGGGCTTCATTATCTACCTGCCTTACGCACAGAAGCACATCATTACCTTTTATTACTTCATCCCCTACGCTATACAACTGTCTCTCATCAAGTGTAGGTAGTGGGTCTATAATATTGCTCCTCAAAAACTCTAAAGCATCTGGCACTTCTTCATATATTCGCATTAGGCTATCCTCGACAACTGATCTAATGTCTGCTGTAGCAGAACGCCATTTTCTCTTTCAATTTCCATCCGTTCCTCGTGCCTTTGTTCTTCTATTTCCTCTTTTTTTAGTATTTCTTCTCTTGCTTTTTTCGCTTCTTCCCTTCGTTCTTCTTCTAATTTGAAAAAGTCTTTTTTATAGTCGTAGACATTTGCACTTGACTTAATGGAGAGTTGAGCTACGGTTTGTGCTGAACCAAAGCCACTATCTCTTGCTTTTCTTGCATAAGCTAACTTATCAACTGAATTTAAATAGCTTAAGTTCCCAGTATTTAACGAGACTAAGTCTTTAATCAGACTCGTTGATATATTATTAAGTGACTTAATTCTGTTGAGTTCTGCATTTTCTAATGACTTAATTCTGTCGAGTTCTGCATCTTTTAGTTCTATTGCTGATTTAGTCATGTTGGCAAAACCATCTGAAAGGGAGAGTAGCTCTGCATATGTCTTCGCTCCAGCTTCGGTACTAAAAGTAGAAGAACTTTCAATAAGTTGCCTAAATTGCTCGTTGGTCTTAGGCATAGTTACGCCGAGTTGTGCAAAACTATTTGTCATTTTTGTAGTCTGAAATTTAAGCTTTTCAGAATCATTATAAAACTCTTCTAAAAAAGTGCCATAATTATCATCAAACGCTTGCTGTCCACCTGAGAACTTTATGATATCTAACACTTTTTCTTGTGCTGTATAAAAGTCTGCTACTTGAGAAGCTACAATCGTACTGTGTCCAAAATAAGAACTCATGGCGTTCATAGCTCTGTCTATCATTGACAGAGGGACATCTACCATCCCTTTGTATGTGTCAGAAAAGTTCATACCTATACTTGAAAGCTTCGTAGAAGTCTGCTCGTACTCTGTAGATATTCTGACTAAAGTAGCAAGATTTTCTTCCCCACCTTGTGCGTATTTTTCAACTAAAGTATTTATGCCACCAAGTGAGCCTATAGCTCCTGAAAAGACCTCAGAAAACACACCATCTAAACGCTCTTGAATACCCGCTTCATCTAATCCTTTGAAACTTATCTCTCCTATAGACGTCTCATATTGCTTTATCTTTTCTCTAACATCATATCCTAACGCATCAGCAGAGCTAGTGATGATATCTTTCCCCCCAGACATAATATTTGACAAGTACTCATTAAATTCAGCCCCCGCAGATTGAGACATTTTAGTAATTTTCTCTTTAGAAATTAACCCAAATAAAGACTTTTTCTTTGTCAAAATATATTGATTTATCTTAGCTTCCACATCACCATCAAAAGAGAGACTTCCTAAATTTAAATTACTATCTATAAGTGAAGTTTCCCTACTTGAAAAATACCCACCACTATTAGTCTCTTTAAAGTTTGTCCCCGTCAAATTTAGTCCTGCAGACTGACCAACTTGTTTAGCAAATCCTAGGATGTTCGCATCGATGCTCTGTATGCCCTCGCTGATTTTCTTAGTAAAAGGGAGCAAAGGATTATCTACATCTCTAATCGCATCACGTATTGTTCCCAAGCTTCCATCGTCAAACTCTGTTCTACCTTTGACCGCTTCTATATTACTTTCCGATACAGACCCACCAGATACAGCTATACCAAGTGCAGCAATAGTAGCTGCCATCGCTGCCATTCTAGCCCATGCACTATATGGCTCGCCCTGAGCTTGTGTCGCGACTGCTGTTATTCCTGCGGCTGTGGCTTTTGTTGTTTCTGCTGCCACTACTGCTGTAGCTCCTGTAGCCGCATTCGCTATAGTACCTACTAACTCTGCTTTGCCCAATATAGCCTTTTTAATAAACCAAGCAAATTCAAACGCTTGGAGTACTTTCTCTGCGGTGTGTAAAGCCTTATATCCCTTAGAATTTTCTTCAAAGAACCCTTTAGCTCCATTCACTAACCCAGCATACCCCTTAAGCTTCAAGCTAAGCTGCTTGCTGTTGATTTTGTCTATTTTATATTGGTCACCACCTGCTTCTCTTATATTTCTCATATATTCTTTTTGAGACTCGATAAGATTAAGGTAGGGGTTAAACACCTCCGCAACAATAGTAGGAGCTTCAAGCGAAAACTTCTTGTCAAATTCTTCTTTAGATTTTTCTGCTATCGCACTTTTTATTTGAAGTAACTTCTCTGCTGAAAAGCCAGCTTCCTTAAACTTTTCCACCGTCTCTTGAAGCTTAAGTGCTTCCACCAAAGACACCTGACCAGTAAGTTCTAGGTACTCAAGATGTAGCTCTTTTTGTGCTTTTCTCTGCTTTTCCAAGGCATCAGTAGCTGCTTTACTTGCAGCCTTTTGTGCTTTACCTGCTGATTTAGCTTTTTTAGTTAGTTCTTCAGTAGGCTTAATTATTTTTTTAGTGACTTCCCCTGCCTTATTCAAACCAACTACCGCAGTATTTGTCGCATCTGAAATCCCATTTTTTAACTTATTATATGTTTCTAATGTAGCTTTTGCACTATCATTAAGGTTTGACTTAGCCCAGTCCGTGCCTGACAGTTTAAATGTCTCTATCTGTGCTTCTTTGACAGATGATGTGTACTCTCCTATAGATAGATTGATGTCCCCAAATGGATTATCTATGCCTACAAACTCAAATGCCCCACCCAGTGCAGAAGATACACTATTCACCGTAGAGCTAACAAGTTCTAATACATAATTAACCACATCATAATAAATCTTACCGATAGCGTCTGCTGAGACTTTCCAAGCGTTCTGCATGCCAGCCGTTAAAATATTCCATCCTTGACCGACACTCTGAATGCCCTCATCTATCCAGACTACTAATTGGAAAAAGTCTTGTTTAATAACTTGAAATACTAGTTTAATACCTAAAAAACCTTGTACAATTAAATCTGTATTATTTGCTATAAATTTTGCACCAATATTTATACTTTCAGTCATGGAGTTGCTGGCCCCCGTCGCTTCATCAATCCTGCCTACCAATGTTAAAAAAGTATTGCCAAATACCGTATTGGCTTGGGAGATAGTTGTAGCCATCGTTCCAAACTCTTTATTGATAGTCCCCGCTTGAGACTGCACTGCATCGAGTACAACTTTAGATGTTATTTTTCCTTCTGCCGCTACTTTTCTAAGCTCCCCAAGACTTATCCCCATCCCGTCTGCTATAAGTTTTGCAAGACGTGGAGTCTGTTCCATGACTGAATTTAACTCTTGCCCTCTAAGTATCCCACTTGCTAGACCTTGCCCTAGTTGTAAGATGGCAGATTGCGACTCCTGTGCTGTTGCTCCACTTATTGTAAGCGACTTAGATATCGTTGCTGTTGCAGATAGAATTTCTTTTTGCGAATAACCTAAATCCTTAGTAGACCTTCTTAGTTTAGCGTACAATATAGTTGTACCACTCAACCCCACCCTAGCATCATTCGACAATGCCAAAAGTTCTCTTCGTACCACTATTTGTTCTGCCAACCCATCAGTTACTAGTCCCACTTGTGAGTTTAATTTCTTGTATTCATCTGACATTTCTTTAAGCTTATTTAACCCTAATCCACTCACCGCTGTTGCTGCAAAACCTACAAAGCTTTGCTTAACCTGTGACATGCTTCGTTGTGCACTTTTTACACGTTTATCCATTTTCACAAAGGCATCAGATACTTGAGTAATTTTGCCTGTATTTGCATTTACTTTTAGATTTATGCTTAAACTTTTAGCCATTATGAACCTCAGTAAAATCTATATTTTTAAAAATATCATATAAATTCAAGTCAAACTCGTGAACCATATTTAGTAAATCATCTTTATCTTCTATATTTTTAGAAAACCATAAATCTATTTTAGAAACATCATCAGGTATAGGCTCAGATACATTTAGCCCTAAACGGTAAGACTTTATTTCACCATCCAGCTCTATATCTAAAACCACATCTTCTGTATCTTTGTCGACTTTATTTTTCTCTAGTGTGGTAAAATCTGGTAGAGAAATAGCAGAGAAATCAACAGCCCTCACTGCATTAAGAAAAGTAGGGCTTATATTTATTTTGATGTCTTCTTTCATACTACACTCCATATATTTCATGCATTTCTTCTGCTGTCATAGTTGACACATCTCTTCGCTCATCTACACTACTTAGAGGATGTATCATAAATGCGTTAACATCTATTTCCTTACCCCCATTACCATAATACATCTGTTGCATCATCATTGCTCTTTGTATCTCATTTGAGGAGGGCATATCTATAAAATAAGATACCCACCCCTCATACTCATCTGATGGCAATAACGACTCCATCTCAAAGACACTTCTATACCCGAGTTTGTGTGCTACTTTTCTTTTGACGTACTCTTTGTTTTCGTACTCAACTTTTTTGGGCTAGTCCACTCCCCATATATTTTTACAAGTTCTGCAATGCCGTCTTGAGCGTCAGAAGACAGTGCCTCTAACTCCTCTTGCTTCATTTTTGGAGATACCAAAATGATGGACACAACTTTTGCATTTTGCGTCCCTTGCTCACTCATCTTATATTTTGCTACAGCCCCTTCTACTAAGTCTACATCCCCATAAACAACAGCATCAATTGTGTTCTTCTCTTTGACCGACATCTTCCTGATCTCGACATCGACATCCCATGCCTCTACATGGACCACTTTAGTCTCATGTACAAATTTGTTTAAGAAATCTTCTTTCCCTACTACTGCATCTGCCATATTATTTCCTTTACGCTGCTACAGCTTCTACTGGAGCACCAACTTGATGTAACTTCACTTTTGTTTTCCACTTTCCGTCTGTCTCACCCATATGTTTGTACCCGATGACTTTGTACGGCACTACATAAGTAGTTCCTACCACTTCAATTGTTTCATTTTTCATTGTAGTACGCACTTCCACGATTTGGTCATCATCTACATCTGTATCAAATGCTGTTTTGATTACAGAATCAGCAGTGTTTGTTCCCTGTTGCGTCCAATAGTAATCTAAATCCTGAGAAGAGTACTCAGGTTCGTCAAAGTTCTTTTCCCCTGGAAGAGCTTCCAAACAAATATCTTTTGCTTCTTTTTTATCTCCCCAATCAATTTCTAATGCATCAGTAGCACAAAGCACCTTACCCCATGCGGCGGTAGCACCTTTCTTTTGAAACTCCAATACCGTACCTGCATACGTAGTTTTACCTGTCTTTGCCATTATATTTCTCCTTCTTCTTTCATATTTAATGAAGCTTTAAAAAACAGGACAATAGTGTCCATGCCTTCCTTACCCCAGTCTCTTTTTGCTTCCAAAAATGTAGTATGCTCACAGTCTTGGTTGTTGTGGTTTTCTAACCCCACCAACAGATTGTCACTCATGGTATCTGTAGAGTCATCTATCCTCACAGCTACATGCAAGACGGTACCACTTCCAGCAGCCTTCCATTCTATAATCTCGATATCTCTAGTCTTAACCTTGGGTTCAGCACTAGAAATGATGTCTACTATGTCCTGTTTCGCAGTTTCTTGTGTGCGTCTAGTCACTTTTTTTCCTACTAAGCATTACTGTATTTTCTTCGTTCTGGTCTCCGTATGGAGTTACCCGTAGCACTGCAAAAGTTTTACCTTGCATCACAACCTTGTCATCGCTAGTAATAGCGTCTGATACACGTATACGCATAGGTATAATCTTCGTGTCATATTCTTCTATGCCAGAGTCAAACATCATTCTGACTGGACTAGAAGCATCGTTTATAACCGCATCTACTCCGAAGTCATCGTAGGCACAGTTAAAATCATCTAGCAAGTCCATAGTCATTACGCACTAGCCTCTTCAATAGCTTGAATTTTCACTATCTCATCAAGCTCAGTGTCCACACCATAGTAAATAGCCACTTGGTCAAGCTCTTCTTCATCTAGCTCAGATAAGTCTGCATCCAAGAGTGACTCAAATGCTTCAATGCGCTTAACACGCTCAGGCATATTGCCCTCGGTCTCAAGTCCATAGCTATCACACACAGCATTTAACTGTGCCGACTTCAAAGAACCCTTTGGAGCTTCCAGCATCTCTTCAAGTGTCATGTCATCATCACTGTCTTTTTTAACAGCAGTTGTTTCTGGCATCTTTATTTCAGAGATTAACCCCTCTTCCATGTAGCCATCTATGTCATCTTGTGAAAAGTGTTTTTTTAAGGTTTTTTTATCTACCACAGAGCCACCATCCAAGGTGCCTTTATCTGTGGTAAACTTACAATGCATTTTAAACATCTTAAACCGCCTTTACACACTTGAACGAGTCAATATCTGAAGGGATAGCAAGTGGACGGGATTTACCCATGATAAACTCATCATCTGGGTCATTTTCTTGCCATGATTTGACAAAAACTTCACCTACAAATACTTCTGTACCTAACTCTTTTTTATCAGTAATAGCACCATGTGCAAAGTGACCACCTGCGTTTGTGCGACCCATGACGAGTTTATCAGCAGGGAACACTTCTTGCACTACTTCATCTTCATCTTCTACAAAGTCTACATATGAGTACACATCCATACCAAGCTTGGTGATGCGTCCGATGTATGTCACGCCTGCGATTTCATTGCCCTGTTCATCTAGCATAGGAGCTGGTCTAAGTTCACCCATATTGATGCTTCTAGTGTCAAAAGCTTTAATGACTGCATCATTTGAAGTAAATGCTTCTGAAACATCTACACCCATGACTACCGCGTTAGGGTTTTTACCTGTTGCCTTAAAGACATCGGTACGCCAATCGCCTAACGCTTTTAAAGGATTAGAGTTTGCATCTGTCCAAAGTGCAATACCTGTTAAGACTTCGATGTTGTTAGAATCCATACCATAGTCAAACTCTTCTTCTGTACCTTCACCTTTTGCAGTAAACTTACCCGTAGTCACAAGACTTACAGCCTGTGCTTCTTTTGTTCTGCTGATAGACGCTTTAATTTCTTCTTCATCTTTAAGAAGTTGCTCTACTGCTCTCTCAGATGCATCCATACCATCACCAAAAAACACTGACTGTTGATCTAAAATGCTGTCAGCATCTGTAACAAACTTAGGCTTTAGCATAGGTGGTTCATAAGTATTTACTTTGCCACCCTCTTTACGCATCACTTTACCAGCTACCTTAGGAGAAACATACGGTGCAAGCTTTCTACCACCCTTTGTCACTACGACATCGACATACTTTGTCTCTGAAAATTTGTTATCAGCAAAAAAGAGGGCAGTAATAAGCCCAGCAGGCGTATATACTCTGTTTGTTTGTTGTGTTAGTTCTCTACTTCCTAGTCCTAATGGCATAATTAACCTCTCTTTTTCAAATAAATGTTTTTAACTCGAAGTGAGTCTCTTACATCATCTGCTGTAAGTACTCCCCCATAGTTTAAGTCTTCTTCAGCTACTTCGCCACCCATCACTATAGGAGCATTTGCAGTAGCATCAGTAACAACTGTATCTGCAAGTAAAATAGCTTCTGCTTTAGTTGCATCAGCAGTTAACTCGAAGTTCCCTCCTCTATTTTTACCAAGTACTGCACCTTTTGTGTAAGTACCTGTTACTAGTACTCCATTACCGTCCACTTTCCATTCACTAAGGACGATACTGTTTCCGTCATAGCTCTCTGTATTCACTGGTTGTGCCATTATTTTTCTCCTCTTTTTGTTTTTGCCATAGCCATAGCATGTGCTTTTTGTGCATGAGTAAGTTCTTCATCGTCTCCACCCTCACCATCAATATGTTCTACTTTTTTAGCCAAATCTTCGCCATCTTTTTTGATGGCTTTAGCCATTTTCTGTTTTTGTGCCTTTTCATGTCTAAACATGGATGCTTCTGCATCTGTAAGCGTAGCTCCTGCTGTGAAAACAGCCTCTGCAACACTCTCAATACTTAATGCCTCAACACCAACAGACACTACTATACTTTTTAGTCTCTCTGCCTCTGCTTTTACTGCTGCCTGTACACCATCATCTGCCTGTAGCTTCTCTTTTGCAAGTTCAGCCTTGAGGTCAGAAACGATTTGTTCTAATGTTTCAAAATTTTCTTTATTGAAATCCATTTCAGTCCTTTGGTTTAATTTTGCTAGTTTGTCGCTGTCCGCAGTTGGTATAACTACCACTTCATGTTCTAAGCCCACTTTTGCAGTAGGGATAGCAGGGATGCCAACCACGCTTGCTTCATCTATAGACCATTTTGTAACATCATAATATTTGATTCCGTCTACTTCTTTAGTAAGCACCTTCTTATCAATGTCAATCCCCACAGAAAATGACTGTAAAAACCCTTTTGAAAGCTTTTTAAAGATTTTCATAGATACTTCATCATCTTCATCAAAAATGGCTTCTGCTTTCAGTTTGCTGTCTTCTATGCGTACATTTTCAAATCTACCTATAGGAAGTTCATGGGTGTTGTGATTTATAAACAAAGAGAGTATGTCAGCACGTTCTAGGTCGATGCTCTCATCAGTATGTACAAGCTTTAAATAGTAAATGCCATCGTTCCAACTATGACGCAATACATCGCTTTCATTTGAGAGAATGACAGGCACTCTTTTGTTTTCAAGGTCGATACCTTTTGACTCTATATAGCATGTTCCTCCCACTCTACATTTAGGCATTCTTGTTTCCTTTGTTTTTATTTTCTATATCATCTTCAGGGAGATATTTCTCTACCATCTTTTTGGTACGGCTGTTTTTCTTTATGTTTGTGCGATGGTCAGTACCGTTTATTTGCCTTGCTTCACGCTCAGTGTTGGAGAGATTTAACTCTATTCTCTTTTCGGCTGCTTTTGTCTCTTGCACCTCGTTTAGTTGTCCTGGTACTGGACCATTCCATACTGACCCTCTCCATGCTTTACGTACAAGAGGGTTGTCAAAATAACCTGCTGCATCTATACGACCTATTGAAACTGCTTCATCTAGCCATAGAGCATAGATAGGGTCACAAAAGTTATCTACCATAGAAGCACGCTTAACCTTGAAGTATTTCCATGCTTCGTTCATCGCAGCACGTGAAGCTGAGTAGCTTGATGTAAAATGTTTAAGTATCATCTCGTAGGGTATTTGTAGCGACGCACCGATGTGTCTAATGATGGCTTCTTCAAACGGTGCAAAATTCGCGTTAGGTCTACCAGGATTTACGCTGTCTATGCTTTCTCCAGGGGCAAGACCTACTATGGCACCATTTCCTAATGCATATTCATAGTCTTCTTGAACTTCCCCATTTTCAACGATGCCGTCGCCCATGTCTCCGTTTTCTTGCTTGATAAACACAGTAAACATACCAGACACCACCGCAGCAGTAAGTTCTGCTTCTGTGTAGTTGGTAAGCTGTTTTAAACTTTCTACAATAGGAGCAAGTTCTGGGATGCCTCTTTTTTGCCCTGGTCTTGTTTTTTTATACATGTGTATAATGTTTCTACGACCATGTATGCCATAGGCTCTGACTTTTATCCACTCTTTCTTCTTAGCAGCACTACCAGGGTGACTTTTTAAAATGTGATAAATATGTGGTGCTCCATGTTTATCAACTTGTATGCCACCTGCGATGTGTGTCGTGTCTTTTGCATCTTTTGGGTTGCAAAGGTGATCACCTTCTAAAAGTTTTACGGTCAAGCCATAAGGGTTATCATCTCTTTTGATGTAGGGGAATAGTGCTAAAATGTCTCCACCAACGAGCATTGTCAAATAGGCAATGTACTGCAGTTCATAAAAATTTGAAGTGCGGGAGGCGTCACAGTCGTGTGACTCAGCCCAAAGTTTAAACTCTCTTTGTGTGTTGGTCTCCCATGTCTCTGCCTCTTTTTCGCTAATGCCTAAGGCATCTTCATCAATATCACATGACTGCATGAGTCCTGCACCTACTACATTTGTAGCAGAGGTATCTAATACGCCATGAGCAATGGGTGCATTTCTGTACAGGTCACGGCTTCTATTTCTAAGAGTAGGAAGGTCTTTTAAGTCTGTAGTATCTGCATCTCCATCCGTACTGTTCCAACCTTTGCCAAAAGTACGTTTTTTGGATGCTCCATTGTACCCACCGCCTAAAAGACTCATAGTATGTCTGGCATACGCTCTTTTTAGTGCCTTTTGTGGTGCAAATACGCTAATGGCTTTATCTAAAGTATTTAATTTAAAAGGTATTTTAGGCATAGTTGTACTTCACCGTTTTTACATTTATGCCGCTTTTACGTGGGTTCGTGGGGTCTGCAATGTCAAGTTGTTTTTTCCAGTAGTCACGACCCTTTCGTATCTCTAGAAGGTCTGCACGTTGTAGTTTTTTGTCGGCTATGGTATAAGATTGATTTTTAAGAGCAGCCTTTTCAGCTTTGATATATTCATCATACATCGTCTGAGCTGTTGCCAAATCATAAGCCATAGGTACTCCAAAAGTTTATTTTGTGTAGTATGACAATTTTTCAGTTTTTAAAATAGGCAGAAAACTTGCCTATCTTTTTTTTTAAAATTATGGTATAGGGAGTAAAATATCTTCTTTGAAGTCAGGATAATAGTCTTCTAGTTCTTTTATCGTTTCAGCTAAAAGCAATGGGCTTTTCAATATCATGTTCATCGCACATTCGGTGCTTACTCCCTGTGTTTCTTCAATCCATGCAACAACTTGACGACTTCTATTTTCAAGTGTTATTTTTTTTCGTATAGGTGCAGCTTTGCAGTTCCAAAAATTTTTTACACCCATTTATATTCCTTTATTTATCATTCTTCTACGTCTTTTTAGAGGTTTTTCACCACCTACCATCCCAAGCTTTTTACCTCTCTCAGCCAAACTATCAAGATCTAAAATCATAATTTTGTTCCTTTTGAGAACATTTCTATATATCTTATACGCTGCATTTGCATACACAAGACAATCCACTGCCTCATTTGGCAGTTGCTGTTTATTTACCCATCTTCCGTTTTCATTTATTGACTCCACTATCAATTGAGTAAAATACTGCTCATCACTCATATCAAGTGCTACCTCATTTTTTTCTACTTTTACTGATCCTTTTGCGTACTTTTTCACATTATGTGGAAAATGTAAATATCTGCTGTCTAAATCGATCACATCAGAAATCACATCATCTTTCCCACTATTTACCCCCAACACATAAAGTTCAACATTTCTATTTGATTTTGTTTTGACTACGCTAGACTCTTTTACAAGTTCACGCTCTATATCTTTACCCCCTTTAATCGCGTATAGAGGTTTATTTTTTCTGGATCTACAATATTCATAAATAATATCTGTACGCCCACCGCCAGTATCAATAGCAGAACAGACTATCTTCATATGTTGACCATCTTCCCTTTCAAAAGTTTGTTCAAAAAGTAAAGTGTCTAAAACTTCTTGTGTCTCCTTAAATTTAGGGTCACCACCCACCACATAGTGCCCTATCACATACTTTTCACGATTATTTTTCCACCCCAGCAATGTAACCTCAAATCTATTATTCTGCGTATCAACACCTGCAGATAACATAACAATGTCATCGGGTATTTTTATATACTCTTCACGCTTATCTAGAAGCTCTTGCACCGACATATCAATCTCTTTTTCTCCACTCCCATCATCATATTCGGAAGCATCAATAGTGTTAGTCCAAACCTTCATCTTCAAGTGTTTACCTTTTTTTTCAACATCGTAAAGTGCGGTCAAATATTCAATAAATAGTTCGTTCCAGGTGACAAAAGGGGAGTAATATGAAGGCATAAAAATAGTTGCCCTCAAATCATTGTCAAAAGTAGGGTTAGTTGGCATAAGCTTGGCCCCTTTATTTGGCTGTGCCATCTCATGCTTTTGCCAATCCTCAACAAGACCTCCACAGTTCTTACACCCATATTTCACATCACTAGTAAGTTTGTAGTATTCCTTGTCATACTCATAGACAAACCCATCTTTTGTAAAACAAATCATATCATCACAATGAGGACAATGCATATAAAGTCTGTGTTGTTGTCCATTTAATACTTCTGCATATATCTTAGATTTTCCCTTTTTTGTAGGACTAGATTCGGCAAAGAACTTTTTTTTCCGTCCAGCGGTAGTCAATCGCTTTAACAATAGTCCTATGGGGTCACCCTCTCCTTCTACATCATCAGGATACCTATCTATATCACTCGCGACAATAAACATGTATGTTCCAGAGGCATAATTACTCTTGCTCTCTGACCATAACCAGTCTATCTCGCCACCTGATGATTTAATACTTAGAGTAGACGAGACATTTGCAATACCATTTTTAACGGGGTAAAAAAAGTCTCTTAATGCAGGTGAGGCATTTATACCGCTCCAAAACTTCTTCTTCGCATGTCTAGTTGTCAAATCTTTTGTAGGCAACATACCCATAACGGGTCTTCCATACAAATGTGCATACATCATTAAAGCATTATTCGCAAGTTCCGTGGATCCTATTTGTACACCCTTGCACAAATAAATCTCTTGAACCTTACTATTGGGGGACAGTAGCTCGGCTACGGGTATCAAACATGAGATCCTATCCATATCATACTTTCCATATTCTACGGACCCAATAGAATCTAAATACCTATAAGTATTAGAATACTCATACAAATCCATTTTAGGGTCAGGTTTAAGCCCTTTCTGAAAAGCATCTTTTATTAAAATATATGCGTGTTTATAAGACATCAGTGCTTAGTAGAAGATTCAAAATATCTTCCTGATCTTCGTCTAAAATATATTGAATCTCTTCTATATTCTTCCCTACCATTTTAAAAGCCAGATTAGGTCTAGATTTAAGCTTTTCTCTGATTTTTCTACCCAAAGCAAATTCCGCAGAATCAACATCTTTTTTATAAACTAATTCTTCAGCAGCTAACTCTGTTTTTTGTCTAAGTGATACACCGAGCCAGTATTCCTTAATAAGTCTAGCTTCGGTAAGATCTAATTTCTTTATCTCAGTATCATGATTTATATCACTATTTATTTTTCTACTTTCAACCTCTTTACGAAGAGTCTCAGCTTCAAACATAAGTTTTTTTCTTTCTGCATAATCCTCATCAGAGATATTGCTTAAATTTTTTTCAGGGATTACCTCATTACTAAAGATAGTGGGTTCTTCTTTTTTTATTTTATCTTCCTCTTTATTATGGATTGTTTTAATTAATTTACTATTTTCATCGAATAGCCTGCCGAGACTTCTTAATTTAATAATACTCTTATGTTCATCAACAAAATTCCCGAGAAACACAATCTCACCATTTTTTTTCATGGTTGTAATAGTCTTCCTGCTAACCCCAATAAATCTTGAAAAAGTAGCCTGAGTCATCATAATTAATTACTAAGCCTAGTGTTACCTGTTACTCTAAATAAAGAGAGTGTTACCCTAATTGAACACCCTATAACCTCGCGAAGAATGCGGTTCACACTACCCGTATTGGGAATATATCGCTGGAAGAACCTATTTATTTTTTTCACTATGTCCACCCCATATCTTTGTTTTTTTTGAGTACCCAATCCATAGCATCTTGTAAATGTTTAGATGATTTTGTATCTTGTAACTTATGCACGGTCTCTTCAAAATTGTCTAATCTTTTTTTGTATTTTGGTCTCTTTACAATTCTTAAAATAGATATTGGTCTATCATGGTCAGGCATACGTGCGTACACACCTGCATGTAAGTGTGATCTTTCATAGGTACCTATAACAAAGTATCTCTCTTTTGTTTTACGTTTTCTTTTTTTACTTCGTTTTGTTTCATTTCCACTGTAACCACTCTTGTAGGTGACTCTTAGTTGAGCTATCATCTTGACATAAGTACTAGGTCTTATGTTTACCCCAGGTGGAGGAGTAAGTATCTCATCACTACTCATAAAGCCATTGTATATAAGTGCTTTCTCTAATCCTTTTCTGTCTCTGTCTCCGCCAAAAAAGTGATGTTTGAGTGTTTTGTGCTGCCAAGAGCTTTCGTCTATAAATATTTTACTCACAGGGTTACGCTTATATGCTTTCTTCACTCTCACAGAGGTGGTTAGCCTCTTTTTCTTTATATGAAGTTTAGATTCTATCTCTTTATCTATCTCTTTCTTTGTATCAAAAGATAAATTATTTAAATATGTGACAGCAATGTAGGGAATATCTCTATCTCTAAGCCCATCAATGTCCTTGACAAGTTCTCTTATACTCCGTACTTCTGGCATCACACAGCCTCTCTCATAATCTCTAACTCACCACTAGAAATTTTTTCTATTATTCTCTCAGAAGTCAGAGAATACTTATTTCCTTTATTATCTGTAAATATCTTAGTCTTACTGTCATACAATCCATCTACAAAGTCTTGATCTATTTTTATATGCATTCTAATTTTCATATAATCTAAATAAACCATATCGGATATAAATTTGTAAGCCCCTACTCTTCTATCTTCATCTTGACTATATGCATGTAAAGCTATGAGTAATTGATTGGGTGTTGCATTTTCTACAGACATATAAGCTTCTATAGCTTTTTTTCTTTCACCAGTATATTTACTGTTATTGATTCTATAAATAAAAAAGAAGTCTTCTGCAATTTTTTTGCGAAGCGTATTATTAATATTATATATTAATATATCTTTGCTCGATTTCATTTGCTCGATTTGCTCGACTTCACTTATCCAAACATCGTCTACATCGTCTACACTTGTTATTGTTTTGCTTGATTTAGTTTGCTCGATTTGCTCGGTTTGATTTTTGACATAACTCTTGTGATCACTTCTTTTAAGTGCCCTCGCCGCTTCAAACAAGTCCAACTCTTTATCAAAATCTTTTATCCACTCATGTGCCGTACTAGG